TGCTCACGATCTCTCCAGAATGAAACATAACGAAAGACTGTTTCGCTCCATGTTTCTCTGCGAGTATGCTCTGGAATCCATCGTGCGTAGCGTGACTTGTGTATAAACTGTTGATACTGATCCATTATGTTTTGTCCTCTAGTGTGCTGATTAATTTATTTAAGTACCACTGGGCTTTCTTGCAGTCCTCTAAGGCTTTTCCCTTATAAGACATCCTCCAAATGTATTTCAAAGTGTTGCCCTTTAAGTAACCTTGGAATGCTTCAGGCTCCATGCTTGCCTCAATAGCTTGTATGCATTCTATACCACCGCTGTTGTAATGTGAAGGGCTATTGACAACATCTTCAGCCACAGTCTGTTTAGTTGCAAGGTCTTGTAAAGCTTTGCGAACTGCTTCTTCATGTTCATATGCATGTGCTTCTTGCATAGCCATGTCGATGTATGGCTTATAGTCTATGGAGTCTTTCTCAACAGCGGGATGCGCTCTACGTAAGCCATCCCAATCTGATGGTGTTGCGTCATTGAGTCTCATGTTCTACCTCTGTATGTATGATAAGTTTAGGTTCTTTGCGCTTAGTATCTTTTAATTTAGAAGCAGAGTTAATCTTCTTGAACTTCTTCTTTCTTAAAAACCTATCACGCCTCTCGTCTTTGCGGTTGAAGTCAGTCAAAACTCTCCCTCTTCTTTGGGTTGATCCAACTGTCAGGGATACTATCCTCGCTAAACCACCTGAAGTCGTTAGCACTTGCCCACTCACCGTGGCTTCTTTTAGTGCCATCCTTTCTACGTTTAGCTTGTGGCATTGGCGCACTTGGGTTGGCAAAAAGAAACACTAGCTCCGTGTCTTCTGGAAGTGTCTTGCTAATCCAGATGTACTTGCTGAACTCTGCGTAGTCCCAGAACCTACCTTTAGCTTCTAGCAATATCTTCTTGCCTTCAACCTCGCGTATAAAATCTGGGTGGTAGTTATGTGAGACAGTATATGGAACTTTGTCTGTGTGAAAACTCCACCCATCTAAGATACCAGAATGTAATTCGTACTCCCAGTTAGAGTCATAGCCCTTGATCAAATCTTTCTCTACTGGTCGCTTGACTCTAGCTTTACGGTAGCCTTTCTTTATCTTGTTCAATGGATGGTCACCTCTCTGCGCTCTAACTCTGCATCTATTACTAGCCGCAGGTCAGTAAGGAACTCATCATCAATATCTGTAATAGAGTTGCCTGAGTTGTATAAGAAACTACCTGTAGCTATGATCATCTCTTCAATGCTCATTTCATTTCATCCAAAGTAATGCTTGCTATCACACGCTTAGGGTTGTGTTTAAGCAACCGCTGTATCTTGTTGCGTATCCATTTAGGATGATAAGCGTTAAGGTGCATAGTTCTATTTGCCATGTAATGCGTCTGCGTAGGCATAAAGTTTTTATAGTTATCAACCGTAACACCTTGCCCCTCTTCTTCACTAAGCAAAGACCTTAGCCAATCAACTATAATAACTCCTGAGTGCTTCCTAATTTGCTTAGCTTTCTTACCATTCATAATAGTAGTTCCTCTACTTTAGGTTCAACTACAACCTCTGTTAAGTATGTTAGTCCGTTGGAGTATCTAAAGGTACGCAAACCTGCGCCATCATTAGAATCTTTATAACAGTCGTGCTTGTACTTGCACCAGTTACAACCCTTTGGAAGTTTCATGTTGCCTTTCTTGCCGTCAGGAATTGGAGTATAGCACAACTCTGGTGGAGTGTCTAACTCTAACGCGGGCAATAGCTTACTAATAGACGTTCTAATGTTGGGCTTATCCATATCATCAGGCACGTACATGCACAACTCACCGCTCTCTTTGTTCAACACCAAGAAGCCACCGTTGTCTGTACCTTCTGCGGCTTCGTAACCTGCAAGCTGACCAAGGTATCCGAAAGGATCGTCTTCTACTAAGCGTCCGTCCTTGAACTTGTTGAATGCAAAGCGAGAGGCAGTCTTAACATCAACCACTTCACCGTTTATCTTGCAGTCCATGTGACCCACGATGCCGTCAACTGTAACTTCTTTCTGCTCGTCTGTTACTTCGTGTCCTGCCATGCGTACAAGCATCAACACAACCTCTTCAAGCAAGTGACCGTACAGGAACTTGATCTGTGTTGCGCCATCAATACCGCCACGACCTTGCGGGTCACGCTTCTCATACCACAACTGCCGTGAGGGTTTACCTACGTTAGACATACGCACAGTGAAGTTAGTGTCACGCTCTCTAGGTGTGGCCCAAGATACTAATGCTTCTCTCATGCCCACCAAGGTCTTATCAATCTCTTCTTCTGTAAGCGGCAAAGGTGTGCCGCCTGATAGACCTTCAAGGTGTTTGTAGATGTCAGGTACTAGAGTATCAAGTTTCATCGGTTGTTTCCTTTTAAATAAGTTATAGCTCTTTGTAGGCTAGGTATATCATCTTTAAAACAGCCCAAGGCTCTGTTGCATAGGTGACATAGCCACCCCCTAAACTCCTGCGTTTCGTGGCAGTGATCTAACGCCCAGTAGCCCGCGTGTTGCCCTCCTTTTTTACCTACCTCTTCGCTATTTTTATTGCAGATTGGGCAAATGTAATTGTCATCAGGCATACCGTGCTTCTCTCTTAGCTCAAGCCTGACTCTGTTTAGGTGCTTTTCACAAGACCTACAGTTCTCTCTTCTAAAAACATGGTTGCCGCTTTTCCATGGGAAGTGTTCTAGTGGCTTAACTTCAAAACACTTGGGACACAGCTTACTTTCATGGCTTTTCAATGCGGAGTGACACGTTTCAAAAAGAACAAGCTGTTCAGTGTGTTTCACTCCAGTTCTCCCCGACCTTATAGTCTCCGTCCAGTGGACAGTTTAAGTTAAGCATACATCCCGCTTCTTTAATAGCGTGGACTCCGGCATTACCTACATCTACTGCATCATCAAGGTGACACTCTATCTGCCATTCGTCGTGTACATTGGCTACAAACTTAGCGTCCCAACCATGTTTAATTATCTTATCGTTCAAGATAACTAAAGCTTTCTTCATCACGATTGCTCCGGCCCCTTGCAACAAGGTGTTCAAGGCGGCATGTTCAGAGCGCACAGTGAGCCTACGTCCGTCTAGTGCTTTAAGGAATCCGCTTTTAGCTTCTCTTTGTACTCTGTCCGTAAGGTTCTTAAATGATGGTAGACCATCAAAGAAACGTTGTCTAAGTCCTTTACCGTGCGCTCTACCTCTTCCAACCACAGACCCAAGCTTAGCATCTCCGGCTCCGTAGAGTAGGGCATAGATGAAAGTCTTTGCCTGATCTCTTGATTCAAGTCCTGCAAGGTTTTGATTAGCGGTGTGTATGTCTCCGTTGAGAATTTCATTAGTGTATCCCTCGTCGTTTAAATAGTGTGCAAGCATTCTAAGTTCTAGACCAGAAGCATCAATACCTACAAGCCTATAGTCCTCCGGTACTGTCCAACAAGCTCTGCAATCTTCGCCGTATGGCGACGAACTACTTGGAATCTGAGCCATGTTGGGGTGGCTGTGTGTCATGCGCGATGTCACTGCGCCATTAGGATTAACGTAACCGTGTACTCTGCCTGTAGTATCGTCAAGCTCCTTGATCCAACTCTTAGTTTGAGCCAAGCGTTTCTGCAACATAAGATACCTAGCAATCATTGCGGCCTGTGGAATCCCTCTAACTTTATTTAAAGTTCCCTCATCCACAATCGGCTGACCTGTTGGCGTGTGTTTCAAAGGCTTCCAACCAAAACGAATTAGGTACTCACCTATCTGTTTACGTGAGCCTAAGTTAAAAGGCGTTTCAGTTTTACGTGCAATGGGCTTGCCCTCTATATCTAAAGACAGTCTTTCATACTCGCCGTCTGTCAGCCTAGTACCCTTGCCGTGTTGATCTGTTGCTGTCTTAGCTACGTGACCTAACGCTGTATACTTAGGTGTCAGTATCTGTGTAGTAACTACAGGCCGGAACTCCTCGTGAACCTCTTGCTCTAAGTCGTGTAGCTTAGTTTCAAACATAGCCATCAAGCCCATGACCTTCTTAACATCCAACACAAAACCATTGGTGCGTTGCTGATCAATGATCTTAGCTACTGCATGTTCTATCTGTACTGACTCTGGTGTGAACCCACGGCTCTCAACCTTCAAAGCCTCGTACACTTTAGTGTTCAGCAGTACATCGTTCTTGCAGTACTCTAACATCTCAGGCGTGTACTCATCCCACGCATCATCTTGCTTTCCAAAGTCACCCTTCCTGAAACCCAAGCGATAGCCCCAACCCTCAAGGCCGTGGTTGCCTTCGCGTGTTGGCTTGAACAAGCGAGACAGCACCAAGGTATCAACGATCTTCTTGTCGAACAGGTCTACTCCTGCAACCTTTTTAATAGCAGGGATGTCATAGCCTATCAAGTTGTGACCGATCAGTTTAGTTGCAGAAGATAACATATCATAACCTTCTTGCAACTGTGTGTTGTCGAACGTAAATACGTCCATAGTATCAACGTCTTGTGCCACGATACAATGTATCTTCGTGGGGTCTAAGCCGTCTGCTTCTATATCAAATACTAAGTTAGTCATGTGCGTACTGCTCCTTTAGGACTATCTCTAGATTTTTATCTTTCCAATTGTTACTAGGACTCCTTGAGTCTTTAAGCATCTCTTCGTAATACTCTTGTAGTACATCGAACTCTATTGCAACGCGAAGCCCTGCTCCTGTGAAGTGCGCCCAATCAAGGGTTCCAACAGGTCTAAATCTTGTTTTGTTTTTAGCTATTAAGAAGCCGTTAAAGATTGTACCCTGACGAGTGTAACTTACCTCATAAACTAAGTCAGGCACTGTCTTCCTAAGATGTTGTAGTGCGTTTTGTAAGGCGTAAGTTCCGTAAGGTGTCTTACTCATATAATATCTCCGTTGAACTGCGACTCATCGTAAGCGTCTAGCTCTCTCAGCCTACCAGTACAATCATCATACAGCAGACTACAAGCGACACCAGTGTTGCCAGTGTAGCGAGACTTCAACACTCTGACCTTAGTGGTCGAGGCTTCAATAGCATCATCACTCTGTTGATTACGCTCTAAAGAAATCACGCAGTCTGATAACTGAGCAATACTTTGTGACCCACGGAGATGATTTAGTCCTGTTTCAATTCCGTTCTCATGTCCGGTGTTGCCGTCCACTCTACGCAAGTGAGAGACTAGAACCATACCACACCCTGTCTCCTCTACCATAGTGCGTAACCGATGCATGATACTGTCGATTGATTTACGCTCGTCGTTCTCAAGCGCACTCAGCACTAGCATGTGTAAGTGATCTAGAACAATCCATTTACAATCTAGGCCGATGATCATGTAGCGTAGCTTGCTAAATATTTCGTCGATGTTAGTGATACCGTGGTGACTATGTATCCATACACGACCATCGTTCTCACCCATAAAGACTTTTTTATAGAACCCATCCATCTGCTCGTCGGTGTACGTTGCCTTAACACTATCAAGGTGTAGCTTAGCGTTAGCCTCTACAGCCATGATGCCTTCCGCAGTACGCCCCCAGTTCTCCTCAAGGGCTATGACACCTACGTTATCATCGGTGTTGTTGATCAACCAGTGTTCAATCTCACGAGTAACAGAGGACTTACCTAGACCTGTGCCACCAGTAAGTGTTATCAGTTCACCTGCTCTCATGCCTTCTAGCTTAGTATTGAGGCCGCCCCAAGGATAAGGGATAGCTGTTTTCTTTTCTGTACGTAGTTTCTGATACGCTTCAAACTGATCAGAGAGATTCAAAACCCCTGAAGGTGTATAGACTTTAGCATCCCAGAAAGCACTGACGTATGTGCTATGCTTGCCTTGACGTAACATATCGTTAGCGTCTTTAAAGTCTACAGGCATTGTCATTATCTTAGCTTTTCCCGGAGTCAGAAGCTTAGCAATTAGGAGTGCCGCTTCTTTACCGTGCTTGTCGTTGTCCATATTGATGATAATATTTTCATAGCTTTCCAAGTACTCAAGACTTTTCTTAACGTCTCCGACACCTCCTGCCGCACCAGACCTGATAGAAACTACAGGCCACTTGCTACCCATAAGTTCATAAGCGGACATCGCATCGCACTCGCCTTCGGTCAAGGTTATAAACTTACCACCTGCCTTGAAGAGATTCTCACCAAACAAACCTACTTCTTTTGGGGAACTTGTCCACGCAAAGTCTTTGTTTTGTAGGCGTACCTTGTTGCATGAGAACTCGTGGCCGTTGTAGTAAGGGTAGTAATGCTTGTCGATGTTGCCGTTGATGGTGGTGGATTTAACGCCATACTTCTTGGCGGTGTCTCTGCTTATCTTGCGGTCAGTTAGCGCATTGAATGTTGCGCCATGATCTGTCGCTCCTGTTGATAGGTCTTCCATCTTGCTGTTCCTTTGATACACTCCAAAGTCCGTTACGGTATCAGTTAGTTGCACTTCCGATGTGCTGTAGTTTGGTATTGCTTTAACGCAAGTGAAGCACCACCCAGTACCGTTATCGTTAACCGATACTGGGTCGCTCCCTCCGCATAAAGTACATGGTTGCTTATGCAGTACAAAAGGCATTCGCCTTACTCCTCAGTTGCTTCAACTTCCTCTGTTGCTAGTGCCTCATCCGTGAGGTGGTTTGATTTAAGATCAGTCATCAGTGCGACTGTCGCGGCTTGCATCAAACCCACAGTCATTGAAGCTTCTCTCAAACTCTTATCTGCCTCCATTAAGTGAGCCAGTATAGACCGTCCCTCAACTGAGATCAGGTCTGACTCATACTTAACATCGTCTACTGTTACTATCGCCATTATAATTCATCCTCCATTGTGTACTCTTCGGTGGTCATGCCAAGCTCCTCGCCATCAGGAGTCCCTACCTCTACGAGATTAAGAACCTGCATAGCTTGGAAGTCTAAGCCTTTAAAACTTCCATACTTGTTAGTGGTTTCCCACTCGTTGTACTGTACCTTCACGGTAGAGCCGTTACCTACACGAGCGTCTAAGGGCTTCTTGAACTGGTCGATCAGCTTAGGAGCTTGTCGCACCATTCCGTTTGGCCCTTCGACCTTACGCTTAATCAAGATTGATGGGCCTTCTTCCATCTGCTTGATGTTAAATCCACGAGCCTTGAAGTCTGCCGCAGTCGCTTCATCAACAACTAGGTTAACTGAGTACGTAGGTTCAAAGGTCGTGTTAGGTGTAGTCACTGCCGCCCAGTATGCTGAGCCTTCTAATATAGCCATGTTACTTTCCTCTTGTGGTTTTAAAATTGAGCGTGGAGTGTATCATATTTTTGAGTGCGTGTCAAGTATAGTTTCATACTCTGTCATGTCTATGATAAATTGAATTACTGCTTGCTCTCTAACATTATACATAGCACACGCTCTGCTTAAAGGTATCTTACCATCGACGACATCTGTCGCGGCTCTCGCTGTTGCTACTGCGGCAGGGCTAGGGCTTCCTGAGATACTCTCTGCAAACATTACTTCTTCTCCTCATCTATCATAAGCTCTGAAATGTATAGCAACTTAATTGCGACCGCCAGTGTTATAGTGCCTACAAATAATAAAACAATATTATACATCATAAAAACCTCACTTTAATAGTAGAAAAACGACTGCGAAAAAATATGCAATTGAACATAAGAATAAAAATCTAATCACTCTTACAAGTGCTACTGGTTTTGGGTCTTGCTCTAAC